TTCTAATAAAACAACGCCAAATTCACCGCCAACCAATCCAGTAATATGCCCTGCATCTGCTATTTCCTGAAAGTCAGCTTGTGCCGTTCCTAATGTCCAAGAATTAGCATCATTTATCTGTGACCACCGCACACGAGAGCGATATGTAGCTGAAGAATACGTTACATTTGCAGTAACAACAAAATCTCGAACAACTGCTAAATATTTTGCAGCCGGAGCACCAGAAATCGCAGAAAACGCTGAACTTGAACCAATTGTAAACTTTTGCAAAACATCGCTATCACTGCCACTTGCGATAACGTCATTACCAAAACGAACAAACTTCCATTGCTCATCGCCAGATACAGAATAAGCACCGCTTTTCACATCAGCTAACGCAAATGTGCCATTATTCATTTTATAAAGCTTGCCGGAGTCACCGACAAATATAAATATCGTATCGTTTGTGTCTTTAGTCGCGTAAATGCCTCTAATCCGGTTGTCAGCCGCTTGGCTAACTTCAGAAAGACCAAAGAAAGGTCTGTAACCTCTGGCAGCGGGGATAACATTTGTAGCAACCGTAGACCCAGGATTTTGAAAATCTGATTGATCAGGTAGCCACTCACCGAAAGGTATCATTGATTTAACCACCTATCTGTACCCGCTGTGCGAGTGTTAAATACGGCTGTAGCCGGAACTATATCGGTCCAAGCCTCGCCCATTTCTTCCGCAATCGCCACACCCTCTATGCTTAGATTAACTGACGCTGCACACGCGGCCTTGTAGTTTACACCAGTTGTTGTACTTCCTGTGATTGCGATTGTGTCAGCCGCCGCCAACGCAAATGTACCCAGAACATTTCCTGTAGCTGTTATAGCAATATTAGTAGTTGCCGCTATCTCTACAACTCGTGTAGACGCAACCGCCGTACCAGTAATTGCTATTGTTGCTGAAGCTGCAAAAGACTTAATTAATCCAAATTCAAAAGACGTAATATTAGCTGTGCCACCCATCCCTGAGTGGTTTGTGCAATAATAATATAACGTGCTTGGTGTACTCGCAGAAACAGTTATCTCAGTGTAAGCATTAGCCGTTCCTGGTGTGCCTGTTGTGGTAACTCCTGTGGAATACTCTGAACCACTAGCATGAGAGCCATTTGCAGTTGTAGAAAACCGTAGCGGGTGGCCTGAGTTACTACTATCAGACTGATCAAACCTATACGTGTTACCGACTACAAGCTCTAATGTAGGACTCGCTCCAGACAAACCCGCTATATAGTATTTATTACCTGAACCATAAGAGTTAGTCCCAGACGCAACGGTTACGCCATAAACAACAGTTGTTGCCGCATTTATCGTAATTAATGCAGTCGCAGATACCGCTGCCTTAAAGTTAGCACTAGCTGTGCCAGTAACAGCAATACTTTCAGCCGCCGCAACCTCGAATAAATTGATATTATCAAGATATTCTAACGTGCCATAAGCGTCTAAACTGTCTAGCGTACCCCAAGTGTCTAGCTGATCTAGAGTGGGGCCAATTATTTGAGCCATGTTAAGCCGCCGTTATGTCTAGATCACCAGTTGCAACCCTAACAATATCTCCTGTCGCTATAACTTTTGATGCACTAAAAGTACCATGAATCAGCATATTTCCGGAACTTGCCGCGTCAAACAAAGCCCAATGGCTAACCGTTCCCCAAGCACCAGTAGCCGCACTAAACTCAATAGTAGAGTCATTACTTGTTGTACCGCTTGCTGCACTTGCAAAACTAATTACTTTTCTCGTGTAGTTATTTCCTGTCAACTCTGTGCCTGAGTTATCATCACCAAATGATCCAGTTGATAAACCCAAATACACCGCTGAAGGTTTTGTATAAGCCGTTGTTCCTAAAACGTGATCTAATACCTTTAGCTCAAGGTAGTCTGACATTGCACTCATTTTTACGCTCCTAAATAATCAGATTTCATTGAAAGCGAACCCGCAAAGAACGCTTTATCATTATCCTTGTTAATCTCTTCTATTGCTCTTGAGAAAAGTGTGTCGTACTGCGCGGCCCTAGCCTCATCCATTAAGAAAATATGTGCAGCGGATAATGAACCATATAAATATACGTCTGAATGACGTGTTAAAACTGTGTTGGTAAGGTTAGCATCCGATAATGATAATACGTCCTCACCGTAAATAATCTCTATTGTATACGCACTATCTGGAATAGGACGCATGGCAATCTCAGCACCAATAATAGTATAAAGTTTGGGTCTACCACCGCCAGAGGAAGCATACTTTTCGTAATAATCCTTTGGTGTCGCATAGTCTAAAACTTCAACTGTGCTTGTGTTGTTCTTAACGAGCCTAATACGCCGTAAATCAGTTGGTAGTGATATAAACTCATCACCGGAAGTTGTTACGGCTGTCGCACGTTTTTCCTGTGACCGCGTTTCTAGCTCCCTACTCATTCTTGACTCAGCAAGAGAAATAAATTCAGGAATACGATCAGTTAAATCGGAACGAGCCAAAAAATTAGCAATAGCTGTTTTAAGCTCTGTATACGTTGTAATCGCCATTAGATAAGCCTACCGCCTGTTGCCTTGAAACCTTTGTTTTCTTCAAGCCACTGCATCCAAGCTTTCGGGTTATCCTTTGGTTGCCCAAACCTGTCCACCAAATGATGATAAAGTATGGCAGGGATTTCACCGACTTTGTGATTATGCTTTTGAGTATTCCCAATCATATCACCGTAGCGATAATCATTTGCACTCTCTTTCGCTAAATCCTTCACCGGATCAACGTTCACAGTTGTTGTAACTCTGTGACCATCAGCGCCACTTTCAAAGACTGTGCGCTTGCCAGTTATCGGATCTGCATTTAGTAGCTTTTTCATTAAAACCTCAAATAAAAAAAAGGGGCGAACTAGCCGCCCCCAAGTTGTGAATGGAGAAAAAATTAACTTCCACTTAAACCTATAACCGCCGCATGCGCCTTGGGTGCTTTGACGATCAAAGTATATTCGCTAACTAAAGCGAATTTTGTGGCGTCACCTGTAGCAGCAACGTCACTTACGCTAAACATACGACCTGGGAGAGAGCCTATGCAAACGTAATCAGTATCAATCAGATATACCTCTGAATTGTTAGCCTGACGGTCAATCGTTACAGCCAACTCACCAAAATCACTCAAATAAAGTGATACTGAGCCGACGATAGCAATATCGCGTGGTGCAGTATAGTTTAACTGCGCTGAAGCAACAGAACCAGACGATAAATCAGAAAAGTTCTGTTTATTCGTTGGTGACATAAGCAACATGTTCGGGCTTCCACCGTCAGTGTATGCAGCCAACATCGCAGCATCTATTTGACCCAAAGTTAAGGCTCTGGCAGTTCCCGTCAAATCGGCGACATCACTCCCATCACCAGTAGCAAATGCCATATCACTAGGCTTATCACCGTTTGTAATCCAGTTGATAAGCTTCGCGCATTTACGCGGATCTGAGCCTGAACGAGCTTCATTGGCGAATAAGGATTTCTCTATATCGCGCCGTTGCTCAATTCCTTTGAGCACCTTAACGTATGCAGTTTCCTTATCACGCCCTGCTTTGTCTACAACATCTAGAGTATTTGAGACACTCGCCGCTTGGACCGCAATTTGGTGGTGGTTGCCAAGTCGTGTCGTTACAGCGGGATTGACGTATGAATAATCAGCGCCTTCATTGGCGTGATTGTTCGCTGCCGCCGCTGCAAGTTCTTGAACTTGCCATTCGTGAAAGATACCCTTTGTGGTTTCTTTCTGTGAGTTTGAAACTAGTGGAGTTTCGTCTGGATCGATTCTGTATATGACATCACTCAAATCCTCACGTTCCCCGATAGCTGTTGAGCTAGTATATGTAGCCATTATTGGCCTCCTTTAGATTAACGAGTTAAAAGATATTGAACTGCCGAATCTCGACTGTTCGTTTTCTTCAGGTTTTCAAAAGCCTTACGCTTCCGATCACTTGCAGAGTCAGCTTTAGATTTTGGTTGACCACTTTTAACCATCTTAGGCGCGGCATTTACTCTCTTCTTTGCAATGGGTTTACCCGACTGCAAATTGTCATAAAGGTACGCTTTACGCATTAACTCGATGTAGCGACTATCAATTGTGCTTGCTAGCTCTTGATCTGACCAACCACGCTCTTTAGCGTAGCTCACCAAAGCAGCTTTTTCTTTGGCTTCCACCTCAGAATTTTTCCACTCCGGTATTATCTCAAGTAATTTAGCTTGCTCGCGTTGAAGGTTCTCTTGCTGTAAACGCAACTGTTCTGACTGAACGGCTTGCATTTTGGCTTGATTGTCGCGCTCAGTATCGCGCTGCCTAACGTATTCAAGTGGATCACTCTCATACAGACTATCCCAATACGCCTGATCTTTTGGTTGATTAGCCGTTTGTAATTGTTGCTGCATAAGACCTAAAGCCTGTTCATACTGTGTACGAACTTGCTCAGTTTGCGCTTTTTCAGTGTCTAAAGCTTTACGCTCTTCAGACGCTTTCATAAGCCTTTTTTGAGCAGTTTGCTCAAGCTGATAGTTTTTGATCAACTCATCTTGAGTTACATCATATTCATCACCATCAACCTTCACGCGATAAGTGTCTACGAGTTCCTCGTATTGCTCATCACTTTCCTCAGTTTCTACCTCTTCTGCTTCAGCTTGGCTTTCTTCAGCGGCATCAGCTTCTACGGTTTCCTCTTCGGTTGCCTCTACTTCAGTTTCGGCACTAGGCTCTTGAACTTCCTCGCTTGCCTCTTCAGGGGCTTGGGTGTCCAAAAGTAAACTTACAGCATCATGCTGCGAAAGACTGGATTCGGATTGAGTACCAGACATATAAAAATCTCCAAATTGTTAAATTATTTTCGCAATTCTTCCATTTGTTGAGAGGCCATTTTTCCAGTTGTTACAACACTTTCAAAATGTCCCTCGAAAGCCTCAAGAGCTTTCAGCAAGTGGAAACATTGCTCACGATAAGCGGTGTCTTGAGGATCACTTCCTGACCAACCCAAAACATACGTTTTTCGTAATTCTTCAAATGCTTCTACAATCAATGGGTTCCGCAAAACGTCAGCCGCTTTCGCGCCCCTGTCTTGCTCACTAATAAAATCTGTCATGCTCTTGGCAAGTTATCTGAAACCTGACCACCAAAGGCTAGTTTCTGTTGACGTAACTGAAGTTCAGCTTGTAGCTCTTGCCTACGCAACTCAATCTCAGCTTGCATTTTCTCACGCTCTAGCTGTAACTCAGCTTGCATTTTCTCACGCTTCAACTCTAACTCAGCTTCAAGCCTTGCCTGTTCTGGACTTGGACCTTCCTGTTGACCCAACTGAGCCACCGCCTGATCGACTTGCTCACCAGAATTAAAGAATTGATCTGTGTCCTTAAATCCCGCCATTTCTGCGATTTTCTTCAAAGTATTCACATACTGGCTTGGCTTAACAACAGGATTATTCGGACCTAACTGTTGTAATAACTGTTCTTGCTTGCCGGAAATCTGAAGCAACATAGCCATTTTCTCATCTTCACGTCCATTACCCAGACCAACCTCAATAGATAAATCAAAGTTATTCTTCATAGCTTCAGGATCAATCGCTACAAAATCACCACGAATACGAATGGTACGCTTTTTGTCTTGATGCTTTTGTAAAACCGTAAACACACCCTTTGCTAAATCACGGCATCCGGTTTCAGCAAACACACGAGCAATCATTTCTATCTTTAGCTGTGCGCCCTGTATAGTAGCGTTTACCGCGCTTGCAGTGGTAGACTGCAAAGTAGATGGATCAAGCCCCATAGACGCCTTAGAGAAGCCTGTACGCTGATCCCTGACCTGATCAACATACTCTAGCATATTAAAGCCAGTTGAGCCTATCTGTGGAACAGGTAAAGCTTGTACCATTCCTGGTGCACGAGTACGCACAACACCACCAGGACGTGACGATAATAAGTCAGAAAAGTTCACCTGACCCTCAACCGCCGCAACCCTGCTATTGTTAGTCAAATACAGATTATCCAACATTTGACGCAAAATAGTGGACTTAATCATCTGTAAATCCATCACCATTTCAGCAACAGATCTACCAACCATCCTATGCGGCATTAAAATTGGTGATAATAACGCAAATGGCACATGATCAAATGGCTCATTCTCAAGGATCTCTACACCGTCACCCAAAGAAACAACACGCCGTAGCTCCGGTATATTATCACCATCATAATCTGCGCGAATATACGCCTCAGTCACCAAGACCTCACGCATAGCCGGATCATGGTTTTCATGCCGATCACCAGACTCTAATTCCTCAAAACGTGCCTGTCTTTCCGCTTCATCATCTAAATCGTCATGACCCGCATAGTTTAACACCACATCAGCGTCATAACCTTGCTCAATCAAATCACCCGCACGAACCTGAGTACGGTGGGCTATAAATGCACAATCTTCTAATGAAGTGGCCCTACGAGAAAAAATCAGTTCTTCAGGGGGTACATTGTCTATCTTAACCTTACCCGATTTAGTCTTGCGTTTAATCTCAACACTATAACTTATCTCTTGCGGTATCTCCTGACCTGTGGCCTCATCAACAATACCAACCTCAGTTACATCCTGAGACACAATCTCCACACTTGGATCTTGTAACTTATAAGCAAGCTCATCCTCAGTCAAACCCTCTAAGGTTTCATTCTCAACCGTGTCAGTCTCTTCCCAATAAAACTTCACACAACCCTGCTTAAATAATAACGCATCCTTAAACCAATTGTGTATAACGGAAAAACCACGATTATCATTGTTGATAGAAAAGTTAACTAAATCAGAGGCTTGTTCTGCGGCCTTAACGTCTTCTGGACCCCTTGGTAGAAAACGTGCGAACTCCGGTGAGGATGTAAACATCTTCATCAAAGACGGCATAATATATTCAATCGTATCTGAGACTTCCGTAGCAACCACCTGAGAACGGTTCTCGACCTCGTTTCCAAATGGCTCACCAAGATAATAGCTAAGTATATCTGTACGATCTTGTGAAAACTCACTGTCGTAATAGTTTACCGCGCTCTGTATCTCATGCTGTAAAGCACTGCGAAAACGCTCATCATCCATTTTAGGCATTACTTTTTCTTGCCGCCCTTTTTCTTACCCTTATGATATCCTGGCATTGCACTTCCTTTCTAAACATCCCAACTAATTCTAGTAGAACTTGTCTTGCGTTTTGCAGCCTTTTTAGCCTTGGCTGTCCTTGCTTTACTCGCGGGTCTACACGCCGGATAAGGACGCCCATCATCCTTCTTACCGCTGCGCCCACACGGCTTACCTGTCTTTACATCACGCCAATCTTCAGCAAACCATTTGGTTAAACCGCCGCGATACTTAGCCATTAAGCGTATGTACCCCCACGCTTCTTATACTCACGCACCAACCACGCATTTGCATAAGCACTGGGGTATACCTTAAATTTCTTCTTAGCCTCACTCTTAACACGAGAATAAAGCTGCTTATTCTTTGGAACAGGTGCTTTCTTAGGCATTAGACGAATACTTTCCAGTTTGCGTCCCTGCCATACGCGCCTTATAAGAAGGTCTGCGCTTCTTAGTTGACTTCGTAGCGGTCTTAACTTCACCCACCATAGTATCAACTGCGTCTGCTACTTCCTTCATTTTACTCACTTTTGGCCTACTGTACATTTTCATATATTGCATGTTTTCACCTCAACAATCCCACATTCTTCGTGACCAATAATTTGCAGAAAACTTGTCACTCTTGCCCTTAATCCCACCAGAACGAGCACAATAACTCGCCTTATTAGACGCATTTCCCTTTTTAATGCTCATATTAGGATCGCCAAAGGTCACTTTCTTAACGTTTGGCCCCTTCTTAGCTAATACCTTGAACTTCTTAGATCCACCTGGGGTGCGCTGAACCTTGTTAAACCCAGGAAATGTCTCACCATTATACTTCACACGCCCACTAGAAAGCCGCTTAACCCTACTCACTAATGCCATTACACAATCCAACTACTGTTGCCGTATTCCAAATCACCAGAAAAACTATAATGATCTACCGAACCCGCCGCTTTCATGGCTTGGCTCCCGAACGTTAAAATAAAAGCATCAGCTAAATCAGGAGAGCGTAAACCGCGCCTCTTCATCTCATCCTTACCTTCAGCCTTAAACTTACCAGAGGACAAAATCTTAAAGCGTAACGCGGTAAGCTCATTGACCAATTCTTCCTGATCCGGCATCGAACAATCTCGCGCCTCAAACCACTCACGACACTTAAACCATAACTCATCACGTAAACGCTGATAACGTGCGCCCAAACTAGGGCTTTCAGCAACGTTAATCGCCCTCGCGGGTAATCCAAGCTCCTGAAGCCTAGAACACACACCCGCGCCGATCCCAATGCTGTCTACACAGATCTCAACCGGACGCTCCATAAAACTCGTGGCCTCATACTCCGTCAGAACAAAGCCCACAGTCTCCATAAGGTCTTTACCCTGCCAAGACTTAACAGGCTCCAACAAGACGTTCCCCTGCCTCTTAGCAAGCCCACATCGGTCATTCCCATAGTGAGCCACGTCCAAACCCCAAATGGGAGAGATATTCATAGGATCAACCTCACGCGAAATGGCAGACTCAACAATGTGCCTACCAATCAACGTGTCGTTACTATCCTCACCAAACTCACCAAGAGCACGTATGCGGAAAATATTGCTATCCTCACCATACTGAGACTTCATCTCCTCAATAAAGTCCTCACTCACATACGGACTGTCATAACAACTTACCGTCATCTTATTCCAACGGTGGGCGCTCTTATGAAAAGCATCATAAAAATAACCAGTATTACGTGTGGGATTGCCCACCATAAGGATCTTGGAACCTTCCGTAGATAACGCACCCTGCGCTACCTCAAAGATTACATCATCCACACCGGAACATTCGTCGATAACAAAAAGCAACCTCTCGTGGTGAAAGCCTTGCAGCGCCTCCGGATTCTCTTTTCTCGACACTCTAGCGTGACAACTTGAGTCTACACCCTTTACCACAATCTTATCACTGGTGATCTCAAGTTGGCTCTGTAAACCCTTGGGCATCTTTCTGGCCCACTTCTGGATCTCAGCCCATAACACCTGATTTAACTGATTAGCAGAGTTGGCAGTACACACAATCCGGCAAGAACGTGTAATCATGTACCACAAAATAACCCAACTCAGCAAAGCAGACTTGCCTACGCCGTGTGAGGACTTCACAGCAACGCGAGGATCATCCCTGACAGCGTTTAAGGCTTCCTTCTGCCATTCTTGTGGTTCCGCACCAAGACAAGACTGCACAAAGAGCACAGGATCACCATGAAGCTGAAGCAAAATGTCAGCAGTGGATTTAGCAGAATTTTTTTGGTGCATACGGTACTTTTACCTTGAGATTACCACCAAGGGGGGTGGTAAAAAGAAACCCCTGCGAAACAGGTGTGGATCTGTTCCATCAGGGGCTGCGAGTAGTGCCAAGTATTCGTCAAAATAGGAACGGCACAAACACGAGAGGTGAGCTATGACTTAATGGGTAATGACCCATTGTATATTCATCTAGCAGTTATGAAGGCTTCTGTCAATATGCCTTTTCGAATATTATAGTCGGGAGTATGTGGGGGTATATACATATATACACGCCCCCGTGATTTTTTTGCAGGGGGGGGTTAACGGAATTTTGACAATAATTTCGACGGTCTACCCGCCTTTCTCTTAGGTTTTGTTACATTTTCCTCTTCTGGTTCCGAAGTAAAATCAGAATGTTCAATAATATCAGCGTCTTGCACATCATCACCTTTACCTTCATTAGGTAAATGCACATCCTTTGCGTCAAGAATCCTGTTTGCCTCACCTATCCTTGAGGCCACATCTTGCAAGGCTAAAGCGAACTCAGACCCTGCACCTGTAACGCTTATATCTTGCGGTAAAAGCTTTGATAACTTGGATATTGTACCGCTTGCGTCTTTCTCCAATTGATCAGCAATAAGGAAATCAACAGGCTTGCCGCGTTTGTCTGTAATATGAAGAGCAGAATAGATTTCTTTTCTTAATCTTGCTGTGATTTGTTGACCTGTTCCAGTGCCTTTTGGACGCCCAACACTATTCTTATTTTCTTTAACCAACTGTTTTTCCTCACTATTTATTTTATATTCTCTTTATTTATAGCTAAATGAATAAATTATTCAATTAGTATGTTGACTTTTATATTCTATTACTATTATATTATTCACATCTGAATAAATTAAGTGTGGAAGGAAAACAGATGCAAACAATAATAACAAAGTATTTAGGCCCAACAAATAATAGAGGCTCTAGGATTAAGGCTATGCAATCAAGCAAGGGTTTTAATGGTGAAAGAGCTTATTCTATTACACGCTCGTATGACTACTCACTTGAGGTTGATGAAAACCATACGAAAGTAGCGAAAGAGTTCGCCGATAAAATGGGTTGGACAGGCGATTGGATTAGCGGCTCTATTGATAATCACGGAGGTTATGTCTTCGTCAATTCATATTGGAAACATGAGACAAACTCTTTCGCTTGCTCTGTAAAAGAGGTGTCATAATGTCAAAAGCAAATGAAGCATTAAACGCAATAGCTCAGACTGTAATTACTATGATGAATGAGCATGGCACAAACTGGACAAAGCCTTGGAAGGATGCAGTCAGGGTTCATGGTCAACCAACAAGTGCCAAGAAAAGACCTTACACTGGTATCAACAGAATTAGCCTTGGATTGTCTATGGCAATCCATAGCCATACCTCGCCAGTGTTCGGAACTTTTAAACAATGGAAGTCCCTTGGTGCAAATGTCAGAAAAGGCTCTAAAGGTTACAAAGTAATATTTTACACAACAGTGATCGTAAAAGATAAAGACACTGACAAGGATAAGGCTTTACCATGTGCCAAGGTTTATACTGTCTTTAATAGTGATCAAGTTGAGAATTGGAATGGCTCTTGGTTAGAAGATGATATTGAAGAGTTTGACCAACAGTGGAGCAACATAAACGACGTTGACCAGTTCATCAATTCAATTGGCGCTAATATTACTTTGGATAATTCAAATAGTGCATTTTATAGACCGTCAACTGACTCTATCCATATGCCAAACAAGGCACAATTTGACAATGCACAAGGCTATTATGGGACATTATTTCATGAGCTCGTGCACTGGACAGGCCATGAGACAAGAGAAGATAGAAAGCTTAACACTCGTTTTGGCTCTGATAAGTACGCATTCGAGGAGCTAATAGCTGAGTTAGGTGGTGCAATGCTAAGTGGTATTACTGGCGTTGAAGCTACACCAAGAGAAGACCATGCAATCTATCTTAACAATTGGATGCAGTGCCTAAAGGATGATCCAAGAGCTATTCAAAAAGCTTGTAGCTTAGCTGAAAAGGCTTCTCAGTTTGTCCTTAACAGCTCGTCAATAATAGTAATGAAAGAGGCCGCTTAAATGCCTCTCTCTGAACTCCTAACCATAATCAAACAAACAGCGCCTACTGATTGGGTGGGCGCAATCTTAATCTTTGCAACGTTCTTTGTTGCAATCTCAATTTTAACATAGGTGACAAGATGAATAGTATAGAAAACACAAAAGTATTGGTAGGCTGTGAAACAAGTGGGACAGTCAGAGAAGCTTTCACAAACTTGGGCTATGACACATGGTCCTGTGACATTCTCCCTAGCGACATTCCTACAAATCGACACATTCAAGACGATGTAAGAAACGTCCTTAAAATGGACAATTGGGATCTGGTGTTCATTGGACACCCACCTTGCACAAGGCTTTGCAACTCTGGTGTTCGATGGCTGCACAAAGCACCACCCAACAGAACCAAGCTTGAAATGTGGCAAGAGCTAGAAGAGGGTACAGCGTTATTTTCTGAGCTTTGGAACGCAAACGTGCCTTGTTTAGCTATCGAAAATCCAGTTATGCACAAGTACGCCAAAGAGAGAATTATAAATTATAAACCGTTTGCCCAATCTGTGCAGCCTTGGGAGTTTGCAACGGATGAAGACGGAGAAGATAACGTCAAAAAACGGACTTGTTTTTGGACTCGTAACCTTCCCAATCTTGTGAAAACCGGAACACTTGACGGTTCAACAGCAAGGGCAGACGTACACAACGCCGCCCCTAGTGCAGACCGTTGGAAAATCCGTTCTAAGTTTTACCCTGCTCTAGCGGCGGCTATGGCCGAACAATGGGGAAACCATGCAGTGATGCAGAAAGCGGCGTTAGCAGCATGACCAGTAAAATTTATAAAATTGCACACAATCGCGGCAAGCCTCGCGTGTGGATGGAAGGTAAATTTCTGCTTGATCACGATATTATCAAGGGCATGAAGTTTGATAGATTGATGCCACACGTTGAGCAGGGCGAAAGAGATTACCCTTTGCAAATGACATTGGCTTTCCACTCAAAGGGAAGCCATACAGTAGCCGGATCAGAAACGCGCCCAATTATTGATTTGAATGGTGCTTATCTCAATCAGATATTTGAGGGATGCACACACTACAAAGCGATAATGGATTTGGATGTAATCACGTCCAAGCTTTTAATTCACATTTCAGGGGTTAAACAATGATCCACTTTCGTAAACCAACCGCGTTAAATGTAAGGCCATATACTGCACCGATAATAATGTTAGAACGTGCAGCAAGAGCCTTACCAAGTGCTATGGTATGCAAGATTTTGTATAGTGTCTTAGCTGATAATGACCGTATTCAGGCTGTTGATCTAGACACATTAGCCAACAAGCTAGGACGCATTGCACATGAAAGGCAAAGACAATGCAAGTAAGCATTAACAGACTAACTGACTTTGCCTCAGACCTTGAGCAAGAATTACCAAAGTTGTCACGCGATATCTTAGACGCGGCAACAAGAATTGAAAGATTAACGTTTCAAGTTGCAAGGTTAAAATCTGAAGTAATTATTTTACAAAAAGAAAAGGAGAATAAGCTATGACTAAATTCAAAATTGGACAAAATGTAATTTTAAAGCCAAACGCATATGAGCAAGACTATAATATGAAATTATGGTGTAATGAGCTAAATGGCAAAATTGGCAAAATTACAAAAATATATGATGATGGTTGGAATGATGCAAAGGTAAGTTTTGGGAAATATGATGATAGAAGCATTAATATGGATTACTTAGACTTTGCATAAGCTATCACCCTCTAGGCATCCCGAACACATCACCAAGCGCATCTAAGCACAGCCGTAAGGCCACTATTCCACCTTTAGGATCGTGGCCTTGTTGTTTTGCCCATTCGTTTGCACTAGCACCCTCTACAACCACCCATTGCGCCACGTCTGACAGATCCTTGCCTATTGTCCTGAGTGCAGCAAGATAATCCGTAAAGGCATCGTGTCCTTGATCATCGTTTCCGCGTGTCCCATCCACTATGTTTGCATCGTATGACGCTGTAAGCTTTTGTGCTCTCCCTGCCCTACGCCACAAAGCATACAACTTCATTCCGGCCTCAAACTGGCGTCTGTTGATCTGTTCACGCGAGTAATACCTATCTAACGGAGTCTGAACCGTCACACGCATCCGTTTAGGGCTTCCCAGACGCTTATCTGTGTTTTCGTAAGCGATACCTGAAGTATGCTGCAAACGCTCTCGTGTGCCGAAATCAGACGGCGTGTGGATCGGTTTCTTGCTCTTCACCATTCTCTGTCCTTAAACTTAGTGCCAACGCTAGATAATTTATTGCATCCAAAATATTGTCCTCGCGCCAGTTAAGATCGTTTCTCCCTAGCTTAAACTCCACCATATCCATTGCGACATCGCTTGGTGTTATTCTTTCACCACGCCTAATAGATGAACGTATAGCCAACTGCTTAAACAATTCATCAGCGTGTCCATGCTCTCCACCACGTTCAATTAATATTTCTTTGCATGTTTCTAAAACTTGTAATGCGGCCTTACTCATTTTCTAATTCCCATTTTCTGCGTTTAATCATTTCTATTTGCCATTGCTTATATTTCGCCAGATTAGGTGCGTTTAAAATCTTTCTCCGATTAGCAATTCCTTCAAGCATTCCAATACATTTAATTTCACTCACCACAGCTAAAAAATCCTTTTCTTTTAAATCAGCAAAATCAGACTTATTTCGGGTCAAGGTTTCGGGACAGGACATGACAGTATATAAATACTGTCCTGTTGTCCTGAGTTGTCCCAAAATAACCTCACCTTGTCCTAGCCGTGTCCTAGCCGTGTCCCCAAGTAGGCTAAGTATGTTGTTTTTATTGACTTTTTTCAGGACACCATCTGGGACATCAGGACACAGCCATTTTAGCTTTAAAACTCTCGTGTCCCCGCCGTGTCCCAGACCAATTTCGAACGGATATTCACCCATCACCCAAATGCCTCCAAAATCAACCCTTTTTCGAGCTTTAGGACACCCTGATCTATCATCCTTTTTATGTGTCTATTTGCTGTTCTTTGAGAGCATTCTAGCTCCAATGCCACCGCTTCCTTGAGGTCAGATCTGCTCACCTCGCCAAAGTCATTCATCCTATCGAATTGCTCTTTGACCACCTGTTCTGCGTAATCTGGTGATTTCTTATCCATTGGTTTATCTGGTGTCATTTCAAGCACGAGTGAGCTTGTGTCCTGACCATCTGCATCCACCAAAGACATAGACAATTTCAGGAACGCCAGTGGTTCGCTTTTCTCTTCATCTTTCATCTTGGTGGGCGTGAGTAATATCTTAAAATCGCCCCATTGTTCGACGCGATATTCAGAGTCTAGAGAGCCATGCAAAGCGTATCCACCACGCCCTCTATCCTTATTCTGGTGTCCTATGTGGTGGACAATCATCACAGTGGCTTGATAGCGGTCCTTTAGCCTGTCACAGACTTGAACATACGCCATCATATTTTGATTATTTTCCTCTCCATCCATTGTTCTACTGAGTGTGTCGAGCACAATAAGGTTGAGCTTACCTATTTGCTCTTGGAGTGCGTCTAGCTCATTACATAGGTGTAGTTCACTATCTGGATCGTTTAGGATCACGCTACGATTGCTTTTGGCGAATGGTACACCTGTGAGGTCTTGGTTGAAGTTCTTACACCAAGCCGCGACACGTTTAGCGAACCCTGCATGCCCTTCCCCTGCGATATAGGCAACGCTACCTTTTTGCACCTCTAGTTCGTGGTATGGTTTGCCTGTGGCGATACACAGAGCCATATCAAGGGCTACGAACGTTTTACCTGATCCCGCCGCACCAAAGATCATGGCGAGGGAGTTTTCTTCTATAACGTTTTTGATCATCCACTTGGTTGCGGTCATGCGTAGATCGCTCACCATCGTGAAGAGTGTGTCGGGTTTTTTGACTGAGGTTAGGCTTTTGTGGACTGCCTTTAGTCCTAGCTGTTGGTGTAGATCGTTAAAGTCTTGTCCTTGTAGTGGTGGCACGACATAGGGCAGCTTTGTTTTCTTTGCTGCTTCTATCCCTTTTTCATCGTTATCAGCCGCTACGACGAGTTCAAACTGAGGAAACGCCGTTTGTAGCTTGGTGCAGACTAAAGGTAAGTTCCCTGCGTCCAATGCGAATATACAGGCACATCCAGGTTGGGACATGGCTATACTTGCTGAAGTTGCCCATCCTTCGGCTACATAAGTGCGTCCTTTGGTGAGCTTACCACACACACCGAAAACACCTTCTGCCTTATTTAAGCCAGTGCTAAATAGTTTCTTTCCATCTGGTGAGATTGTTTGTTCACCCACACGTTGTCTGTGTATGTTGAACAGTGGAATGACTACGTTGTGACCTTCAAGCTTTGCACCTAACAGATCAACGCCTTTTTTCTCATTATATGGCCTAGTATCTTCCACGTTAAATTCTTCTTTAGGTTGGAATGTTAAAACGTTGTCCTTGATAGGATCGAGTGAGCACAACAGACCACGTTTGGCGAGTTCGCTTTGGATTGCTTTAAAGTCACCACATTGTCTGCAATGGGTCTTGATTAATCCGTTGTGGTTGGTAATCCAGAATCTGTCTGTCCCACCACAGTTTACACAACAGCCATGCCACTCGCCTTTTGCGGTTTGCTTGAGGTCTAAACCATCTATGATCCGTTGGGCGTACTCACTCCAATAAGGTTGTTCGAAGTCAGCCATATTTTAAAATGGAATTTCATCGTCCATATCAGGATTTACCGCATCAGACTTTGCCGCCTGTTCCTGACCTTCTATTTCTAGGTCAAACGATGGTGGAGTAGGTGCGGGTTGCTTATCGGGTTGCTTGTCTTCTGGAATACCAAATGGGTCTACTTCATCACCACCATTATCCACCGCATCAAAATCGTCTGATTGATCTGCATACTTAGCCTCTATAACTTGCACGGCGCTGAGTAGTAGCTTTATACCCCATTGTTCAGCATTTGGGTTAAAGGTGGGCAACATTGCAAACTTAATGTTTCCTGTTGAGCCACTCCATATAGATAGGTCAGCAAGTGGTTGCTTTGCTCCATCTATGACTTTTATAGGCTGTGATGGAGTTCCCTTAGTTGTTACGCAACGCTTTCTTGCCGTAAATTGCACAGTACCATCGTCTTGTTTTTTCATACCATGAATTGTGCCAAACTTACCTAATTTACTGTTGATTTTCTTACACTCGTTAAAGTGTGCAATAGCTTGCTTCCACAAGTCTTGGCCCTCTTCATGCGATACTATGAAGGATATTGACCATTCAGCGTTTGGTGCGCTTTCGCTAACCTTTTCTGATTTTTCGATTTCTTTTTTATAAACATAGCCGCTATCCAATCTAGGCCATTGAAAGATTACATTGCGTATTAATACATCCTTAAACTCTGACATTATTTTTCTCCATTATATTTGATTAACCATCCATTCTTGGGGATGGAGCATTGTAAAAGAGGGCCAACCAGTGCTGTAATCGCCTGTTGTTTTGGCCTCCTTTATTTGTTCCAAAACATCGTCAAGGCGTTCTGAGTAAATACGCATTAGCTCTTGTGACATGAGGAATAAATTCACGCTATGTGGGGCTTTCTTTTCCACCACAGCGAAAGCAAAATAGATACATTGAATACCCTCTTGCTCACATACCCTTTTGTAAAATGCAGCTTGATAGCCGTATGCTAGGTCTACGAACTGTCTAAAAAAGTTCTTTTCTGTTGGAATTTTGCCAAAGGTTTTGACATCCATAATGATGCCCTTGTCCGTTGTGTATAGATCTGGACGTGCCTTTAATAATAAACCTGACTTTTTATCTATGGTGTAAACACTGGCTTCTTTTACCGCTGTTTCGTTTCGGGCGATTTTGCGTATGTCTTTATGTTTCCACAAAGCTTTTGTCATTTGCAGTGCTTTGGCGTATTCACCTTCCGGTAATAATATCACGCCATTGTCTTTGGCTTGCTGATAGTCTTCAGCCCACGCTTTCCCTGCCCTTGATTTATGCTTGCCTATAACCGCTTGTTTTCGGTTTTTGCCTTCAAACATTGCGTGTACACCAGAGCCAATATCTACAACGCTTGGGCTAAGATCTTCACTAGGTTGGCTTGCATGGTAAGGCGTTGTGGTCAGAAACTTTTTTACAAAGCTTGAGGATAACCCATCGCTATCATGGTATTGTTTGTTAGTGAGGTCGTGGAATATACCTGTCTTCATATCTACTTTAAGTGGCATTATTCATCCTCATCTTCAGGATAAATTTTGCCGTGACCGTCACAGATTTCACAGACTACTTCAGTATTACGTCCATTACCATTTGGGAAAACGTCGAGATATTCAGTTGATGGGTGGCGTGTGACTACACCTAATCCGTTGCACTCGTGACAGTGCAGTGTATTCACAGTCGCTTTTCTAACTGGCTTTATTTTAATTGGTGTGATTGCCATTAGTTCCCGCGCAAGTGAACAAAACGCATCCACTGTCATACTTACGAGATCCAGGTTTTCGTCCCAATCACCGCCAACAGCCTTGGCAAACGCATTTATTCTAATCACTGCTATGCTTGGTTGGCGGTCAAAACGATATATTACACAGGGGAATTTACCCACTCTATCTGCTGCACGTTGGGCTTGTTCCATCCACGCTTGCTTAAAGCTACCAGATACACGCCGCTTACATTCTATAACAAATGGGAAGTTTTCAGCTTCACAGATTAGGTCGCCATGATCAGCTTCACGATATTGATTTAGCTCACGTTTAAAAACCAAACCAAGATTTTCAAACAATGTGTTTTTAATTTCTGATTCGTACCCAACCCCTTTGGCGCGACTATTCACCATCGAAAATTACCTCGCCTCTTTGGGCAGCTTGAAAAGATCTAATTGCGTCCTGAATGTCATCTTTGATCGTGAGCCATGCTTCTACTGGCACGTCATTGTTTGTGATTTTTTGGATTTTTAAGGCAGTCACAACACTTGGTACAACGTCACCACTGATGTACCTAGATAGAGTAGGTTGGGATACGCCGATTCTCTCAGCGAGGGATGCCTGTGATACCTCTTTCGTGATCATGTATTCAAATAACTGCAAGATTTTAGCCTAAATTTTGTCGATTTGTTTAATTCATATTCAAATAAAATGCACTATGTCAACTACAATATAGGTAGAATAGTCATATTTATTAATCAATATGATGCTAAGTAATTGCTTTCTATCAATATTATATAGTCATGCAATGTTATATTATAATCATTTTGATAATTGAGTATTTTTATTATTGACACATTAATTCATATGTGAATAAAATACTTTAGTGATAAAGGAATGGAAAATGAATATAGCTTATTTTACTGATATACAGAAAAATAAAAACAACGGCTATATATATGTTTGGTCCTACTTAGTTACCTCAACATCACTGGTTATACCTAAGTTAACGCATGTGGCAAAGAGGGAAGTTCCTCAGTCAGATTGGGTTAACGGAAATCATTGGGGTATGCCTAACGTCCAAACAGCCCCGCCGTTGTTAAAATTTTCTGCGAGAGTTCGTGATGCACTTTTAGCACTAAACATAGGTGCAGACCTGTATTGCGGTTTTAATAAAAACGGACCTAGGTGGGCTAGAACTTACCCACCGCCATAGAATAATAAAGAGTGGGGGACATTGTGTTCACAAGAATTTACGATGTTAGAACAAAGTTAAAAGTTAAACAGGACGAATTAGCAAAATTGTCCGGTGTGAGTCAGAGCCAAATTAGCAAATATGAGAAAGGTGAAGTAACCAATCCAAGTTTTGATAAACTCGTTAGATTAGCAGAAGCACTTGGGGTTACAGTGGACGATCTTAAAACAAAGACCGATGATCAAGATTTTTCACCAATTAGACAGACCACATCAGCCGTATTTGTCCCTTTTTACCAAGGGAAGACAAAAGTGAGAGAATTAGATAATGCCTTTGCAGCCCGATTGGGTTTTAATAGGTTAGCTCACCAACAAATTAGAAAACCAAGCTTTCTAGAGTATTCTGATACTGCTTACGCTATGACTGTGTATGGTGATCATATGCAGCCGCGCTACAAAGAAGGTGATATAATCTATGCAGACCCGCAACTGATTGTCCAAGAAGAGGATAATGTTGTTGTATCGTTTAAGGTAGATGGTGCTTTTGTTGGTGTGGTGAGAGAAGTTTTAAGTATAAACGAAAATACTGTTTCATTTAAAGATCTTAAAAGTGGTCAGTCTAAAACGTTTAAACTTACCGATCTATACGCGGTACATGTGGTTGTTGGATCACAAAATTATCGCGCAAATCAATAAAATAAAATTGTTAAACTAACCTTGGAATGTTATTATTTTCTGAGGTTAGTTAACATCAAACTAACCTCACGAAAACCTAATGTAATGTTATGATGTATTCCTCACCGTAAACATCTTCAGGACGTATCTGGCGGTAGTGCTTATCAGTCACATTACTGCCAACCTTATGCCCAACAAGCACCTGAACATGGTCCTTGCTTTTGTTCTCATTAAGAAGCTTGTTTATGTAAAACCTACGCAATCCATGAAAACCAAACTTTTCCACATTTGCCCTGACACATGCCTTATGTAAAACCGATTTCAACACATCGCTTGCTGCGAATAGATTACCTTTGGCATTGGTAAACAGCCACTGACTATCGCTTACTGATTTAAGCTGAAGCAAATCATCTTTTAAGTCTTTGCTTATCCTAACTATGCGATTGCTTCCGGCGGTTTTCGTATCGCCTAGCTCACGTCGATCATTACTGAGTCTAATGTGGATCTTATCACCGTCGATAGCATCCCACCGTAGAGCAAGTATCTCACTGATCCTCATTCCGTTTGCAGCGGCAAGCTTGATCATAACTTTCTTCCAATGAACACCTGTCACATTCAGTATTGCAACAACTTCCTCTTCAGTTGGTGTGTATCTTGGATCAGCTTCTTTACATTGCAGCGCATCCACTTCTAGACATGGATTATGTTCGACTAAGCTTTTTTGTTTAAAAAATTTAAAAATACGCCGCATTGTTCCAACAATTGTATTCGCGTATTGCGGTGACATATGTTTTTGCAACTCTTCCTGGAAGTTCATAACATTTGGTGTGGTTATGTCATGCACATCCATATTGCCGAAATGCGGTAGGATATGTTTGTTAATATGCACCAAGATAGTTGTGCGCCTGTTAGGTCTTAGCCTACGCCCATATTTTGAGTCACTCTTAAAGTTCTCAACTCTTTCGTCTATCTCAGCTTTGTAGAGCGTAATTAGATCCACCAGAAGTGAAGATTGCTCTTTATCTAACGTGCCAGAGTATTTTAGTTTTATGTCTTGTTTTTGCGCCCAAGCTATCGGTTCTCTGCCCTTTGGTACTTGTCGCATTTTCTCAGTGTTGGTTTTCTTATCCATATATCGGATCACATAGGTTTGCTCACCCCTGCGTTCTCGTAAATGTAATTTAAGGTATTTACCTTCCCATAGTGCCATTTTTTTTCCATTCATTATCTTATCAGGTAAAGACTATCTTACCCATTTATCTTGTCATTCTATTCATGTATGAATGGCATTGTCCATAAAAAAAGAGGCGCACCCCACATGAGATACGCCTAACTTATTGATAACAATGTAAATTAAATTATATTCACGCAATATTCACGTTATAGGTAATATTCTTTTGCCAAGGTAAATGTCGAGAGTTCGAATCTCTTCGCCCGCTCCAATAATTTCCCAATAAAAACAATCACTTACGACAAGTTATTTTTGAATATTTTTGCGGTAAAATCTGAATACTCGTGACCAAAATGGCTTGGTCACTGGATTGCATTTACTTTTCGTGACCATTACTTCAGCCACTCATAGATCTTAAATGTTTGATTTGTACGCTCGTCTAAGTGATTATACCCGCCATTTACTGACTTGGTGACTCGTTTACATGTGTCTTTGCTCACACCCTCATCACATATTTTCCAAAGCCCTCGCCGCTTGTTGAAGTACCATAAAGCACTCTCCATAGGATAGTGTGATGATATAAGTTGTGGTTCATCCATTACGTCCGGCAAGCGCATATCACTGGCAAACTTACGCACGTTTGCACGTCCGGTTACTTGTAAAAATCCACGTCCTCGAAAAATCCAACCATCGTCTGTGTCAACATTGCCAAGTTTAGATTTCTCACTACGGTTTTTATCCATGTATACATAGTTTGCTAATGCTCTTGGGTTTTTCGAATATGGCTTGGCATCAGCCCTAGTTTTAAAATATCTGCCAAAGACCTTCATCAAAGCATCGACTGAATAGTTTAAGTTTTCCTCAACAGCTTGAAAGTTCATGCTTTCAATACACACCTGTCCTAAGAAATGTGCAGCCCTCTCAGGTGACATTTCATAATACTTCATAATTCCTTTTGCTGTGTTTGGCCCAAATTGACCATCTGGCGTACACCCACACTTTTGTTGTAGGTTTCTGAATCCTTCACTCATTATCTTTCTCCACTGGCTTGCGGCCCCATTGCCGCGTGTAACCAAATTGTTCATAACTTTCTGCCCAACGGTTTTCGGTAAAGGTTGCGAACCGGATGAGCATTTCATTCTCTGTGTAAAGTTGGTCAATCCACTCAGAATTTTCCTCAACTACAGTCTCTAAATGTTCTATTCGGTGAGCCTGTTTACTTACCCACCAGACGCCACCAACCAATTGCACCAACATGGCAAGCACAAGGCCAAGAGGAAGCTTTAAATCGCTCACCTTTTGCTTTCCAAGTATAGTCTTAATAAATTAACGAGAGTGTTTAGCGATACCGCACTAAACAACATAATCCACTGCCACATTTCCATTATTTTTTTCCGAAAAATTTAGTTGCTTGCCGCGTTGCAAAAGTTGCACTTAATATTATACCCAAGGCGGCTTTGTACCAATCAGGACAAGCATCCAAAGCTGTAAAACCATTCTGCACAATTTCTCTCCCCCATTCCCCTGCAAAGGCAAGCACCAAAGGCAATGCAAAAATTACAGCATAAAGTTCGTCGGCCCATGAATTATTAGCATTTTGAGCCATAACCTTTTCCCACTCGCTTTCGCTCATGGCTGCGTTTTTCATGACAGCGGCTTTAGCTTCAGCCTCAACTAACTTTAGATTAGCGTTTGCAGCTTGCGCATTGGCTTTGCCCTTGAGCCAACCCCCTGCTAACTCAGTAATCGGCCCTATCAATGCTTGGAGCATTTGCGCTCACTCCTCTATCCGTTTTAGCTTCCTTTCCCAACCACACCGCAAAACAAGCTGAAAAACAGCCAAATATTACGGAGCAAAATCCTGATTGATTTAAGGTTGGATCTTCTAAACTGATCATCCAATTTGTGACTTGAAAGCACATAATCGTGATGGCTAACATCATCAAACGTGGTAATATTTTTAGCTCATCTATAACGCTTGCTGTTAACCTTACCATTGGATTTCCTTGCTATATTTAACGCAATCTTTTTCTCACGAGTGATAACCACCACTCGCCCTTTGCTGTCATAAACAACAAACTTTCCCTTAGTTTCTCTGAGTTTCAAAGCTCAATTTTAATGCACACTATTTTTGATTTTTCGTTCGTTACAAGAACTTTAGCCTCTTCTTTTGCTAATTCGCACACCTCTTGTTTAGTGTAACTTCCTACGTGATAATGTTCAAAGTCACCACCAGTAGCTGCGCTTGTTGTTAATTGAACCCAAAGTAAAACCCACATTTACCAACGCCCCTGATAAAGTCCAACACCGTAAATCATTCCACCCAAAGTAGCACCGCCAATTATCAAACAACCAATCGTAGCGCCGAACGTAATTAATTTTTCTAATGCTTCCTGTTTTTTATAAAGCTGTTCTTTGCGTTGCTTGCGTATTTGACCTTCGATCTTTTTTAATTCTTTAACGTAACTTGGCCCCCAATGTGCGCTCAAAAAAGAGTATAATTCTTCCCTCATATGATCCGCTTTAGTTTTGGCCTCGAACACTGCCAGTGCTTCAGCTTCCACAGATCCACTCATTTTCCTCCACCAAGGGATATTATTCTGTTTATGCTTTTGTTCTAAATGATTGAGGTCCGACATTGCGGAAGCCCATTGGGAAAGTTGACCGACGCAATCTTGCATTTCCCTTCCCGCATTCACCGCTTTTTTTAAATAACCTACAGCAGAAGACGCGGCACTAATTGCCGCTGTCACGGTAATTGGGTCCATTTACATTCTGGTGATTATAGTAATCAGCATGAGGATAATAGCACCCGCTGATCCGATAAGTAGATTCTCAAGCCTCTTAATTCTAAGTATGGTCTCTTTCCATCTTTCTTCCAGTTGGGTTTCCACTTTGACCACCCTCTTATCTAAACTAGCTAATGTTGGTTTACTCATGTTTCACCTATGTCTTAACTAATAATTCTGTCGCTGAGATAGCAGTCCCTGCCAGTACACTTGGCGTTGCAGCCGTTGTGCCTATCGTTCCATCTGTTTGTACGAAGTATTGTTGCCCTGCGGTAAGACCGCTCTGGTTATCTGACACAGAGCCTATGATGTCTACAGTTGCACCCTTGGTGTCAGCTACAGCGCCACCTTTGGACATACCAATAAAGTTTTCGGAGGTAAGGTTAGTGCCAAATGTGTCTACTGTTGCAACGATAGCTGTTGCCGCATAAGAATTTGCGTAGTCATTATACACCATTACGGCTCTATCTTGGCTAGTATCATACACAATAGGAGCAAAAGTTGCTCTTGCATCTTCATTTACTATTGTTTGAGGTGTTCCAAATGAAATGTCAGTGCCGCTTATAGTTCCTGACGCAAGCTTAATTTTACCACCATTTTCTTCTGAATAAGAAATTAACATCCTATCAGCATCAGGATCATATACAATGCCTAGTACTACACAGTTTTGACTTTCACCTGTTGCAAAATTTACTTCAGATCCAAAGGAAGCTGTCCTACTTCCAGAACTCCCACCGATAGTTACAGTTTTTGCAGCGGCTGACTCTCCATCGGGTCTATCTGTGTAAGCTAATACTACTTTATTAGTGTCTGGATCAAACTCACAGTTAGTTCTTTCAGCGTCATGGCCTAAATTTATTTCAGTGGTAAATGTAACAGACGTACCAGAAATATCTCCAATAGAAATATAACCGTCATTAGAAGTAGATTGGTAAAATACTAAAATACAATTTAAGTTACTGTCAAAACAAACGTCTGCAGAGTAGGCTGCTGCATTACGAAAAGTAACAATAGAGCCAAAAGATATACTAGTACCACTTACTGTTCCAATAACACATTTACCTTTACCACTGTCACCATTGTCTTGGTACACAACAGCTACTTTATTTAAGTTAGTATCAAATGTAGCTTTTATTTCACCTTCAATTGAGTTTTGTGTAAAATCCGCAATAGATCCAAAGGATATACTTGTGCCACTAACCGTTCCAACAATAGCCCTTCCAGTTGTTCCTATCACTTGATGCCAAAGTGCAATAACTTTATTTGAATTACTATCAAACGTAGCTCCAACTTTTTGGGTATTGCCACTATTAAAAACAACAGGAGTACCAAAGCTTATAGAGTTGTCAGAGTTGTCTACTGTTCCAACAATAGCTGTACCATAACTTGAATTACCGTTGTCTGAATAGATTACGACAACTTTGTTATTGCTGCTATCATAAACAGCATTCATTCCTTCAACGGGACTGCCATCAAATGCAACTTTAGTTCCAGAAGCCCCTGCTGTTCCTGTAGAAGCAGCAACACTTACAGTACCATCTGCATTAACCACCACTGGCTTGCCGCTTGGCAGTGTGCCACTGGCTACCGCTTTAAACTCACCACTCTCTTCAGCCCCTATACGTTTTAACATAGTTACCCTTTCACGATAAGTTTAGTTGCCGATACAGCCGTCCCTGCAAATACGCTAGGATCAGCCGCTGTTGTACCTAGTGTACCATCAGTCTGAACAAAGTAGCTTTGCCCTGCCGTTAGCCCTGATAGGTTGTCGGCTATTGCACCTTGAATATCTATGATAGCCCCTGCACCAGAAGCTGCACCGCTACGAGATATGCCGATATAGTTCTCTGAGGTGAGGGTGGTTGATGCAAATTGAAAAACGAAAGCTGTCCCGTGGTCAGAGTTCACAGTATCTCTATAAGCAACAACCGTTTTATTAGCATTACTATCAAAAGCAGAAGAAATATAAGTAGAATTAGCATTTTCAAATGTTTCAGCGGTATTAAAGGATATACTTGTGCCGCTTACCGTGCCTGTAACGCCTAAACCAAGTGGTCCCACCGTATAGGCAATATCAACTTTATTAGCGCTACTGTTGAAGGTGGCTGAAATCCAAGTCACCAAACCTGCATCAAATACAACTTCAGAACCAAAGCTGATGGATGTACCACTTACCGTTCCCACCAAACCAGTGCCATACCCACCATTTCCTGCATCTGCATACGCAACTACAACTTTGTTGGAATTACTGTCAAACGTAAGTGAAATATAAGATGTTCCTGCGGAATTGAATACGACAAGGCTACCATAACTAATGGACGTGCCACTAACAGTACCAACTACAGTAGAGCCATAATCAGTGTCCTCCTTTCGGAAGCAAATAACAACCTTGTTGGAATTACTATCAAAAGTACATGCAACCCATTTCACCCAATCATTATTAAATACAACTGGTGATCCAAAGCTAATTGACGTACCGCTTACAGTACCTACGACAGATGTGCCGTATTTTGTGCCACCACCTAAGTCTTCTGCGTAAGCTATAACTACTTTGTTTGAATTAGTGTCAAACGTGCACGAACCATATTCAAGATAATCATTTTCAAAAACTGTAGGGCTACCAAAGCTTATAGATGTACCACTTACAGTTCCAACTACAGCTGTTCCTCTTCCGACATTTCCAAGGTCTGAGTAAACTATGACCACCTTATTAGCATTACTGTCAAAAGTTGCAGATATATATTCGGCACGAGCACTTTCAAAAACAACAGGAGTACCAAAGCTAATAGAAACTCCGCTTACAGTCCCCACTACAGCGGTTCCGTAATTGCTATTACCTACGTCTTGATAAGCGATCACAATTTTATTTAAGTTACTATCAAAAGTAGTAGCAGTGTAAGTTGTATTTGCGTTTTCAAACACTGTAGGAGTTGCCCCTTGAACGCTTACAACAACACTAACAGTGCCATCAGCGTTCACAATGACAGTTTTACCATTCGTTAGCGTACCACTAGCTACAGCGTGTTCCTGTCTTGGTACGCTTTTGTCATTACCAATGATACGCATTGCGCTTTACTCCCCACCATCTTCCGCATCTGGATCTACCCAATCAGGGTTGGCTGTCCAGGTTGTACCGTCAAACTTGTACTTGTTGCCTGTCCAATCGTCGGGTGCATTGGTTACATTGTCAGTCACTGTTATCGTTGTGCTATTTAAATCAGCAATAATAAACTGAGCCGGATCACCGATAGTAATATCGCTTGCTGTTGCTGTTATTGTTACGTCATCAGCAAGTAAGTATTTGCTGAGATTGCTTGATGTTTCTACGATAGTTTTCATTTTTTACCCTTTCACTATTAGTTCTGTTGATGAGATAGCGGTTCCCGCCGTAACGGAAGGACTTCCCGCTGTTGTTCCTATTGTGCCATTATTTTGCACAAAATATGTTTGCCCTGCGGTTAAACCGCTTTGGTTTCTGTCTATTGTGTTAGTTGTGTTTATTGCTGCACTCTGAGTGGTTGCATATGCACCATCTGAGAAGCCTATGAAGTTTTCTGAGGTGATGTTGGTAGAAGTAGATGTGTTTTGGAATACAATTGCTGTACCGTGGTCATCGCCCCCATCATCCTTGTAAGCTATGACAACCTTTTGAGCGTTAGCGTCATAAATAGCTGAAATGTTATTGGAATTAGCAGTTTCAAAAATAGAGGCACTACCAAAACTAATTGAAGTCCCACTAACCGTTCCAACAATAACCGTACCGTAGTTAGAATTTCCAACATCCCTGTAAGCTATAACAACTTTCTGAACATTAGCGTCATAAGTGGCTGATATCCAATTACAGCTAGCACTTTCAAACACAGCAGCACTACCAAAGCTAATAGACGTACCACTCACAGTGCCTACAATAGCTGTACCATACTGAGAATTGCCAACATCTTCATAAGCTATTACAACTTTTTGAGCGTTAGAGTCATAAACTCCTGAAATGTACTCAGAATTAGCACTCTCAAATACAACGGCAGAGCCGAAGCTAATAGATGTTCCACTTACAGTACCAACAATAGCAGTTCCGTAATAAGAGTTGCCATTATCCCTATAAGCTACAACAATCTTCTGAGCACTAGCATCATAAATAGTTGAAATATAACTGGTAGAAGCATTTTCAAATATAACAGGAGAACCAAAACTAATAGATGTACCTGATACTGCACCTACAACAGCAGTGCCTTTGCTAGAGTTGGCAAAATCCCTATAAGCTATAACAACTTTTTGTGCATTAGCATCATAGGCCGCTGAAATGACTTCGGTACTCGCACTCTCAAATACAGTAGGAGAACCAAAACTGATTGCTGTTCCACTAACTGTTCCTACTATAGCAGTGCCGTATTCAGAACCGCCAATATCACTATAGGCTATAACAACTTTCTGAGCGTTAGTATCATAGACAGCCGACATATTAGTGCTCATAGCACTCTCAAATACAGTAGGAGAACCAAAACTGATAGATGTCCCACTGACTGTTCCAACGATAGCAGTACCGTGGCTACTGTTTCCGCCATCAGTATAAGCAATAACAACCTTCTGAGCGTTAGCATCATAAGTGACTGAACTAAAAGTGGTATTAGCACTCTCAAATACTACAGCAGAGCCAACACCTTCAGTAATAGCGGTTTCAGCAACTACACTTACAGTACCATTTGCATTAACAATAACAGCAGTACCATCAGTCAGAGTGCCAGAAGCTACTGCCCTGACCTGACCATCCTTCGCAATATTACCAAAAGATTTCATAAGATTACTTTCTATTAAGCGTCATCAATCTCTTCATATGAACAAACAGCAGATAAATCTCCCGCTGAACTTGCTTGTATTTTGAGTATGTCACCCTCAACCAAGTACAGCCCCATGTTCTTATCTATGGGTAGCAAGGTGCTATCAGCCGAAACTGTGATTGTTTTAGCTATGTAATAATCTGCACCAGAACGCGTAATCCATACCGATATATCAGCCGAATTAGTGCCGTCTATATTGGCTATTACTAATGAATTAATCTTTAATAATTTATTCGATGCAGCGGTTAATAAACTAACTGCACTTGCAGCAACATCAGCATCTACGGCTGTATTAGCATAAATACTGCTTACTGCGACTACATTTGGATTTGCCATTAAAAATCTCCTATATTATCCAAATACCATTGCCATAGCGATGGCTTTTCCAGTTGTTGCAGCATTGTTTAACTGCGTTTGTATTGATGATGTAACACCACCAACATGATTGAGTTCAGCCGCCGTTGCAGTGACCGAAACCCCACCAACCTTAAATGCTGTGAAGTTTGGGGCAGTTAGCGCAACTGTACCCGCGTCCACGTCTTTCAGATCAGCCATAAGCTCCCTGATTGCATTGTTAATACCGGATGGAGCGCAACCTTCGTCTATGTCCACCGATTGAATGTCAGTATTGTTTGCCGCTGTAGCATCAAACTGAGCAATATTGTTCTTAGCCATTATCTAAACCTTTCCTCAAGTAATCTTAGTTGTTCAATCGTCGGTAATCTTCGTGGAATTTCTTCATTCACTGTCGGTGTGCTCATTGCGCCAAGAGCCGGAGAGCCTAATCGTGATATATTTCCAGGTGCAGCAAGAGATTGAGTGGTCAAAGATCTGCCGAGCGGATTTTTATATACTGCCCCTGTTCCAAGCGTACTCAACAAACCAAGCGCACCAACCGCACCAGGATTTTGTCTAAATTGGTTTAGCCCAATCATTAGCGCGGCTCTTTCAGCCGAACCACTATCAGGGATAGTTCTACCAATTACTTCCTGTCCAACTGACCCCAACTCTTGAAGTGGTGCATTACCTGTTGCCGTTGCGATTTTATCTCTACTTCTATCTGTGGCTCTTGAGCCTCTTAATAGTTGTGCAGGGGTAAACCTTCCCTCTCTAGTAATTGCGGCAACAGTAGCCTTCCGAACAGGTAATAATGTTCTGAAAGCACGTTGTACCTTCTTATACTCCCGACTAGCTTGAGGGTTTGTTCCCTTCATGCTTTCGCGTAAAAGATTTTGAACATCTTGCAAAGCTTCGCCAAGATTGCGGTCTTGTGGGTTTGCACTTCTCTTGAAATTAGACGCCTCTAGCCCAAGACTGCTATCTATATCTTTCAATACTTCACCGCGTAAAATTTTGTCTTTAGAAGTAACTTTTGACGCTAAGATTTTTTGTAACTTTGCTTGAAAGGTCTTTAATCCGTCCTGACCTAAATCAAGATTGTTTTCTACAATTTTTACTAAACCGTTTTCAAAGTCTTCCCCAACATTTGCCTTTAGCTTTGGTATAACCTTTGTATAAGCTTCATCTAATTGATCTTTAGCAAACTGATACGCCGCCTGACCTTCTAAGTTTTTTGGAACTTTTTTTGCGCCTTTGCCAAGTATTCTGATAGAAGTATTTATCGCCGCACGATTAAAGTCGCCCATTGCTGTCTGTTGGGCAGATTCAATAACGTCACCAATAATAGGAATTGAAGTCGCTCTTTCCTCCAACTCTCCCACAATGCCACCAACTCTTTGACCTGGTGTTAAGCGTACACCCTCTTTCATCAAGCGTTTTGCCGCTTCGGTAACTTTTGGAAAAACTATGTCGCCAACCTTTGCGCCCCCTGCGCTCAAAACACCAGACGTTACCGCTGATTTACCTCTTTCTGTTAGATCACCTTCACCTTTACCAAAACCATAAGCTGCACCCTCAATACCGCCAACCTTCATAGCTCCTTTCACACCTAATCTGGCTAACCCTGCGCCGCCTAATGCCGCTGTAGGTAATGAACCGCCTATCTCCGCTGCGATTGCAGTCTTTGGGTTTTCTTCAGCAAACTTGGATATTTCTGATCTTATTTTAGTTAAGTTTTTCTGGTATTCGCCATCTCCGATAGACGCTCTGACACGAGCCTCAAGCTCATCACCGAAACCAAAACTTAAACCCTGTCCCGCTGTTCTAACTAAATTAGTTATGTAAGAGTCGGATTGCTCCTGTGGCTGTAATGCTTTTAGCCTTGCTTCCGCTTGAAGTAATTTAAGTTTCCTGAGATTATCAGCGTCTGACATTTTACTTCCTTCTCTCTAATTCTTCCAGAAGTGCTTTTTGTTGTTCGTCAGTCATTTGCTCAACAGGTATTTCAACTAATATGTTTGAGATAGCCTCATCAGAGAGGGAACCTAACTGACTTAAATCTTCGGGTATAAGGTTAGAAGATAAAGCTATGGTTTCCTCAAAACCAAGCTCTTGCCTTGCTCTTTGATCTAAAAGGTTTGGGTCAATTTCAATAGGCTCCAAACGGTTATAGCCTAACTCACCATATCTTGTATCTATGGCGATATTGTATTCCTGAATTTTATCTTTGTAACTTGTAAACTTATCAGTAAACAATCTTGAAATTTGCCCTCTTACAACTTCAGGATTTTGAAGTAAATTTACGTCACCACCTAGATTTGTAATGATACGCAAGGCATCCTGTTCGGTCATAACACCGCCGCCAACGGTTTCAATTCTTGACCTACCAATCAAACCCTGCAATTCACCCGCTGCAAGTTTCAAAGCAAGCTCTTCCTCACTTAACTTTAGCGTCTTGCCTTTTTTAGAAAGAAGCGTTTTTATTGCTCCTGTCATTTGATCCGCTAAACGTGCAAAACCAACTTCCGAATTTTGAATATTATTTAGATAACTCGTGTATCTTTTTAAACTTGTCTGATCATCCCTGACTTCGCCTCTTAATTTTTTAAAATTAGAAGTGTTTGGAACACCAATATTAAAATAACTGTCGGTTACTGGAATTGCCGTTGTTGGATCTAAAATTACCTTTTCGTCACCTTTCATGTAGAAAAGTTCATTATTTTCCGTATCAAAAGAAACACTACCAATAATATCATCGCCAATTTTATAAGCACCTTTTTCTTGATACCTATCCATATTATTTTGCGGCTTTGGCAAGTTTCCTGTTAAAATATACCTTGTACGCTCATCACCAACTAATTTGTAAGTATCAGCAAGTGCAGTTCTTTCGGCGGTCACATTTCTGGTACTTATGTTTGTAGCCTTTTTAACACCCAAATCGTACTCTTCTTGTGTAATTTTCATGTTAGCAAGGTCTTCAGCTAATTTCCCAAGCGGAGATACAGCGGTACTTCCGGCGGGTTTAATATAATTAAGGACACTCAGCCTATCGTTATACTCTTGCTCTGAAATTCTATTGTTATTTAGATCACTTTTTAGCTTTGCTATATTTGATAACGGTTGGTTTTGCTGCCTTGAAAAAGCTAATTTATCATTTCGTATTTGTGCCGCAACGGAAGCAGGGTTATTGCTTGCTGAAATTATGCCCTTTTCTTGATCTGTAAAGCCGCCATCAGAAAGCAGATTTGTCAAAGCCGCTTTGCGCCGCCGATCCTCTTCCATGTCCTGAAAGCTACCATATGTGCCTATTCCGGCTTGTATGGCTTGCAAAGGGTTTTGCCCATCTAATAGCCCAACACCAGTTGTAAGAAGCCCAAGATTTGCGGGCATACCAAACTGACCAAACCTATTATTAAAGTTGTCAAATATACCCATTATATCACCCCCATCACTTCATTGCTCAATGCTGCATAATCAAGCATCAAAAAGCCTGTTGGGTGTCTATAAACATGCTCTGGATAAAGCTTCTTAGCCTCTTGAGCCATAAACCCTTCAGTTGGGTAAATTTCAAAATGATGTCTTTTAGCTGTCTTGTTCCACTTCCAACGGTAAACATTCAATCCGTTAGGGTGCTTACCAAGCAACTCTACATCTTCTTTAAGTCTAGTATCTGAAGCAAGTAATCCTAACGCACCGCCACCTATCGCGCCCATAGCGGGAGTAAGACCAAGCCCCATTGGTCCTAAAGTATTTATCAAACTAGCACCCGCTAAAGCACCGCCTAAACCAGACTGTAATCCGCTAGGACCGCCACCTGTCTGTGTGCTAGTCGTGCCAAACATGCCTTGACCCATACCGCTTGCACCCAAGAGAGCATTGACACGGTTTTGATCAAGCACGTTCTGATTGGATACTCTAGCCCTTTCAGCATCAAGAGCCGCCTGTGCAGGGGCTTGCTGCATTGCACCAAGATCTTGCAGTGTGCCAATTCTGCTTTGTTCAGCCGCCAATATTGCGGGAAGTGCTTGAGCCGCCTGAAGCTGCATTGCAGCGGAAGATTTTGTCTGATCTAGCTGATTAGAAGCAAGTGACTGAGAAGCACCCAATTGACGTGATAAATCCGCTTGCTGTGCTCTCAATAAGTTATTTGCAATGTCTGTGTTTTGTCCAAAGTTTTGACCAAATGCTCTTGATAATGCCTGAGTAGCATCGACTTGATTTGCCAAGTTTGTTTGCCCTGCACCAACAATGTTTTGTCCAAGGCTT